TTGCGACGCCAGTGGGATGATCAGTGCCGGGGCCTGACCCTCGTGCAACCTCGAAGTGCATCGGATCACGATCGGCGCCCTGCCAGTCACCACCCCAAGTCAGGCCCCATTTAGCGGCGAGCTTGCGCGCCAGATCAGGCGGGATGTCAGCTTGTGTGTTAGCTCCGCGTGGATTGCGCTGCCAGTTCACGTCCATAGCCAAGCCGTAGGCATGCTGGCTCGGCGTGTTGGTGCCGGCAATGGTGCGTGGATTGTAGCCGCCCGTGGTGTTGGGATCGAGCTTGTAGCCGGCCGCTTCGAGGTCGGTCAGTAGCCCCTGGAACTGCGGCGCGACACTCTTGGCAACGGTGACACCGACGCCGCTCGGCAGGGTGAATTGCGTCAGGTCCGGATGGATATCAGCAAGATTCTGCGGCGCAGTTGGGGTGCTTGTCCCCGGCGGCGCCGTCGTCCCGCCGCTGCCGCCAGTAGCTGCTGCAGGTGCCGCCGGTGCTGCGGCCTGCGGTCCCCAGCGGTTGGCGAAGCCGGTCGCGTCCTGCGACGCCTGCCCCAACTGGAACAGCTTCTCGCTCGGCGTGCCCATCCGCATCAGCGCCTGCGTCGCCGCATCGCCAGGATACGTAGCGGGCGCGTTCTTGAAGTAGCCAGGAGCCATCGCGCGGGCTTGCGCCAGATAGGTAGGATACGCCGCGGCCCTCGCCTCCGGGGTGTCGCCTGCCGCCCATATCGTGCCAGCGAGCCGCGCGCCCATCTCCAACTCGTGGGAGCTGATTTCTTGCTGAGCCTGCTGCTGTGCCAGCAGCCGGTTCTGATGGATGTCGGCCGCGACCTGCGGTGCATCACGCAGCGTCTGGAGATTAAGTAACTCGTTGGGATCAAGGAAGGACGAGGTCTGCGGTTGGCTGAAGCTGAAAGACATGGCGCAGCCTCATCGATACCAAGTGTTGCCGGATGGATTAAAGCCGCTTGCCGGCACCATGCCCCAGTTGTTGCCACCACCGAAGATGCTGGCGTTGCTGCCGAAGATGCTTCCGCTACCGCCGGGGGTTAGCAACTGGTTCGCCGCTGTGCCTATGCCCTTCGCCATGTTGCCGTAGATCGACGACTGCGCACCGCCTTCTGCCACGTCAATCGATGCTGTATCGCGTCCTGCCTGGAGCGCCCCGGCGCCCTGCCCGGCCGCTGCGCTCTCGCCTAGCTTAGATAAATCGAAGAGCCGGTTGTAGTACTGGCCGAAATCCATATTTGCGAGACCCTGGCCGAACGTCTGCTCGGCCTTCAGCGTCGCGCCACTCCGCAACATCCCCTGAGCCGCCGCTCCAGCATCGACCGCACGCAGACCCTCCCCAAGCTGGAACTGATAGCCAGGACTGGTCTGGTAGTTGGCCATGGCGGCAGCCGCCGCATCCGGGCCGTTCAACCCCAGCAAGTCGGCGGTAGCGGTGTTCGCCGTGCCGCCGGCGGTAGCCCACGGCATCAGGTCCGCGCGCTGCTGCGCTGCCGCCTGTTGCTCTGCCGCCCTGGCTTTGTCGGCCGCACCAGAGACTGCGCTAGACTGCATGACGCCGCCAAGAAGGCCAGCACCCGCTGATATGCCTGCTGCTACAGCAAACGGCATGTCTCAGTCCTCCAGGTCTAGATGGGCGTGCTGCGCAACCGCAGGCTCGTCGCCCTCGATGTGATCCGCGTTGTGGATGCACGCCAGACAGCAGTCCGACGTTAGCGTGAGGAACGTGTGCAGCACGCCGGCCGGTATCTGCACCACCGCCGGCGCGTGGTAATCGCCGAGCATCTCATCGGCGCGATACACTCGGACGCTGCCTTGCAGTAGGGCCGTGAGGTGCGGGAACTCGTGGCTATGCTGTGGGATCAACGTGCCGGCGTCAGGGACGCGGTATTGCTTGTAATATATGCCGGCATAGATCGTGACGCTGATCGTCTCCGGCTGCCCCTCGGCGCGCTTCATTCCGCTCTCATGCTCACGATGCAGACAATCCGGTCACTGTCTCCGACGCACTCAATCGAGTGTGTGAGCAGGTTGTCGAACGTCCACACCGTACCAGCGTCGAACCGACACACCTCATCCTCACAGCGCACCAGAGCCGAGCCGGCGAGTGTCAGATGGGCCTTGCAGTTATAGTAAGCCGGCGCCCAGTTTCCGGCGTCCGTGTGCGGCTGGATCATCTGCCCCAGCGGCAGCTTGGTGATGAGGATAGAACCGAGCTCCACCGCCCCCACCCTGGACATCAGTGCAAACACCATCGGCCGCAGTGCTGGTAGCTCGTGCCACGCCGGCCAGAACACGTTGCGATGCTCTAGCCGCCTAGCCTCCATCGTCACCTGCGCCTCGGGCATGTAGCGCACGGTGATGTCGGTCATCGCAGCATGAGGCGTGCCAGGATAGGTACGCCGCTCCGGGTTCCGGTCCCAAAGGTGATCGGCCCGCGCCAGGTTCAGCAGCACCGGCACTGTGTCCACACCAGAGGCGATCTGCACGAACCGCATCACCGCATGCGACGCGCTCTGACGGTGCCCGTGGCCGTCATCGTGCCGCCAAACCCCGCCTCGGCCACCAGCCACACCGTCGTCGTCGCCGCCACGTTGTAGCGACGCGTCACTGTTGTGATCGCCTGGTTGAGCGCCGCTGAGGGAAACGTGGACGAGGTGAACGTATCGAGTACACCAATTCCGGCGCCGAAGAACGTATGGGTTCCTGAGCCGGCCGCAAAAGTCACATTGCCTTGCACATCCCAGTCGCCAGCGGTCAGGTTGAGCGACACGACATTAGCCAGGGTCGTATTCGACAACGCCACCGAACCGCTGGTGACCGTCAGATACTCGCCGACATCGCCGGCCGCCGCCTCGCTGCCGTCGGTGACACCCTTCAGGTCGGTATTGATAATCGAGTTCAGCGTATCGGCGATGCTCTGGTGGTGCGCTTCCCATATGTCGGCATAGCCGCCCGTGGTGTTGTTCAACGCCTCGGCGTTGAATGGCGGCGCCATGCGTCCCTTGTAGAGGCCAGGGAACTGGTCCGTCATCTCAGTTCGTCCCGCCGACGATAGCAGCATCCGCCGCGTAGATAGTCACTGCGCCGCGCCAGGTCAGCCGGAACACCCGCTGGCGGAATGAGCCAAGCCGCGTCGTGAACACGCGCTGTCGCCTGCCGTTGACCACCTGCGCCGTCAGGGTGCGTGGGCCGCCAGACCAGGTGAACCCGCCATCATCGCTCCAGTCGAGCTGCAGGTCGCCATCGGTCAGCCGCGCATCGCCGCTTTCCATCTCGACCTCGAGCCGCGAGCAGAAGGCCCGGCTGGTGCCCGCCCAAAGCGGCGGGAAAATGATCTGCCTGGTCATCGGCGCACCGAGCTCCAGCCCCGCGTCGGCCGCGTTCACTGTGGGATTGAACAACTGCCCGCTGGTGGCATCGCCGAACAGCAGATCAGGTCCGTGCGACGCGACCGCGTTGACCCGCCAGCGCCCGCCAACGGCATCGCTCGAGCGGTCATGCCATACCTGCGTCGCACAGTCATAGACCAGCGTCCGGTATGGGAAGTTGATGGCGTAGAAGCTATGTCCCTGCTGGCTGTAGAACACGGCGGATACCATCGACAACGGCACCAGCGAGCGCAGGATTTCCTCGACTGCGTGGGTGCTGACCCTGGTGGCCTGGTAGTTCACCGACCGATAGACGATCGCATCGTGGCCGATCCACCACACCGAATTGTCGCCGACGCATACCGATCTCGGGGTGCTCAGGTTGGTGGCGATCACCCCGCCGGCGCGGCGGCGGAACGGGAAGAAGGAGGTGCCGGGGGTCGTCTCCAGCCCCGACGAGCCCGCGTCATACCAGATCTCCAGGCCGCCCTCGCCCATCATCCAGATGTCGGAGCGATAGGAGATCACCCGGCGCAATACGTTCGGCAACCCGTCGCTGTAGGCAAAGTCCAGCGCGTCGTAGTTGTTCGGGTCCCACAACTTGCTGATGAAGAACTTCGCCGAGTTCTCGAATGACGAGAAAACGAAATAGCCGTCGTGATAGGTGACTGTGGCAGCGCCGGGGAACCCACCGCCTACCTGATTAAGCACGTCGGTGTCGGCGTGGCCGCAGGTGTAAGCACGCGGCGGCACCACCACGACCGCCGCGGTC